GAAGTCTTTATCACCAAAAGAAACTACGCTCTTAGCCGTGCTAGAATCTTGCTGACTTCCCTGGTCGTAGTATTTATTTGCAATCCAAGAATTAATGTCGGTAGCGGACTCGTCTCCATTATCTAGTAGATCTGCCACTTTCTGAACCGTCTCAATGAGGGCCTCTACCCCACCGGCAGTTTTGTAGAAATAATAAAGAATCTGCTCTGTCCTACAGTGAGGGAATGGTCCTCTACGCATTCTAAACATTCTGTCGTATACTGCAAAAACCTCTTCAGATGCTTCTGGAAACTCTTCTGTCAGCGTGTCTATAGTGGTTGGCTGTGTTGGGAAGAACTTTACGTTACCGCCAAAATAATCTGGCAAAGACTCTGAAATCTTTTCTGCCAAATAATTGTTTACAAAAACTGGTGGGTAATCAATAGCCATTACCTAGCCTCCCTTGCTGAGATCCATCTATATCCTACATCAAAACCTTTTGCCTTGCCGCCCCGTTTTGCCCTTGGTAGGTTTCGCTTAAACTGAACAGGATTACGAAGAATGTCTGCAACTCCGCTAGCTTGCAAAAAAGACTGACTCCAATAAGAATTAAAGAAAGTGTTAACGACTTGCTCAAAGCCTCCTTGAGTTGCTCCACCTGGATTAGAAACGGTAACTGGTTTTTGTGTAAACACCTGCTCGCCCTGATCTTCAAAGGCTAGCACTGAAGATCGTTTGGGCCTGATGACAACTGGGATCCCCTGCTCCATAATTCTTGCCTTGTCGTAAAATGGTGTGGTTGAACCATTTTGTACAGATGCAGACTGGCTAAAGGTTGACTTAAATGTTAGCCCACCACCAAAGGTGCTATATTCAATATCAAAAAGTCTTGCGTTAGGGCTGCCCGTTTGATACCACTCATAGACGTGGTGCAGGGTGTCTGGACTTGTTCTAGCGTTAGAGTCAATGAAATCTTCTAGAATTACTTTAGTTTTTTCTCCTAGCGTTTGCAGAAGCTCTGTCTTGCCCTTTTGAGCGCCCTCTAAAAATCCAATTGTATAGTCTACAACTGCATTCATTTCTTTCATAAAGTCTGCCGACTTAAACTTTGGAGTGATCAAATGTCTACCCCTTGGTTTTCTGACCTTCTAAGAATTACCCTGTAGTACTCAACTTTACCGAACGGTCCAACGTGTGGCGTAACCGTGGCTACCTCAAAGATGGTGGACTGACCTTTACGGACACCAGCTGTTTCTACATAAAGCTCTTCGCAATTTCTATCCTTAACATTGCTTATCACAATATTGGTAATGGCTTTTCCTCGATCATCACCTGTGTAACGAATATCTTCTTTAAATCTTCCGATAATTAAAGACTCTATGGAGATGTCTACGTTAGGAGAAAGCTCCTCCTTAAACCTTGACCCAGCTGGGCCTAGGCTACAGATCAGAGTCCTGTCTTTCATCCAGGTCTTGGCAACGTTGCCGTAAGCGCCTTGTGAGACCTCTGGATAAAAGATATCTGCCTGTAGCGGATACATGGGGTCTTTAGATCCGCAATCCATTACAAGACTCCAACTGTGCGAATAGACTTAGCATACTTAGAAAGTATTTTGTCTACTACTAGGTTTCCCGTTCCTTCGAATACCCTGTTATCAAACCCGATCTTAAACTGATCTGTTTGATAAGACTTCATGTATCGCTCTGCGTAATCTAGCTTTCCGCAAGAAATGTCATCCACAAGTAGTTCTGCAGCCTTTACGATATCGCTAGGCAGCTTTGGATATCCAACAGCAAGAAGTACTTGATAGTCGAATGATCTGGGAAATCCTCTGTAGATATATTTGATGTCGTAAATGTCGGATCCACCAGCTGGCAGAACAAGCTGGGCACCCTGTAGCCTGTTGATGCGGTCGTCATAGGCCTCTACAATTGCTGTGCGATCTTTAGTTAGACCATAAGAAGTTGTGTAGCTTTCTGGATCTGAAGAATCGTACATTAGAACATTGTTCTCGTAAAGCTTTAAAACCTTTTTTGCATCAATCCAAACTGGCATATAGTCAGCACCTAGACCAGTTGTCTCCATCATATGCTTTTTATAGTAGAAGCCTTCTTTAATTACAGAGTCAATAACGGCCCTGGCAATTTCTTCGAAGTGCGCATATTCGGATATTTCTGATGCGGTGTCAGCCTTTGTGGTGGGGTCTACGTATGGCCTTACAACATCTACGTAGTTGTCAGAGCCATCAACATTAACGATGTATGATCCATCATAATCTGATGGTAAGGAGATGGTTACCTTTGAATCTGCGCTAGAAGTTGCAGAACCGGTTGTTACCGAGGAGTCCGCCATATCCGTGACAGTATAGTCATAAGACGTGTTAGAACTTGTTACATTAATCACAGCGTCCGTCGAATATGACGGTACCCTCAGTAGTTCCATGTTATTGACCGTATTCTCTCGCTAGCTCTTCGGGAGTTGCCTCTCTAACATGGCTACGGGTAAGCCACTTTTCAGCAGCCTCCCTAGTTACGATATTGTAGCCCTTCTCAATTTTACCCACACCCTCCCAAACTACATTTTTGGTAGAATGCAAAGCTACTGTAGCATCTTTAGATTTCTTTGTTACAGCAGTCTTTTTGGTTGGCTCTTTATCAGTAACTCCAATCGCACCCGTCTCCAAGGAGCCCACGCTCTGGGGATTAGATCCGCTTGACTTTTTCTTAGTAGCCTTGGCGGTAATAATCTCTTGCGTTTCTTCCAACGGATTAGAATTTTCTGACATACAAATGCCTCCTATATAGATATCTCTATTATATCAGAATAAATAAGGGGCAGGAACCGAAGTCCCTGCCCCTTACTGGGTATTAAATTATGGTTTAGGAATCAGCCGCTGCATCTGCATATGAGATGGCGTCCTCTTCCTCCCACTGAATACCGAAACGAACGAATACGGTGTACTCGATCGTGTCCTTCTTTGCAACGTACTCACGGTTTACGGTGATGTCGCGCTGGAAGCCCCATACACGGTTAGCGGGGAATGTCATGTCAACATAGCCCTCTGGGTAGTAGGGAACTTCCTGAACGTCAATACCGAGAACACGAGTGGTGCGAGCAGTACCCAGAGTCTGGGCCTGACCGTCAAGGTATGCCTGACGGTTGCGCTCTGTACCAGCTGGTGTACCAGCAAAGGCTTCAGCAATTGCATCTGCAAGAGTACCGTTGTTCTTAACGATACCCTGGAATGCGTCGGTGCCTGCGTAGAACTTTAGGTTGTTCTTCAACGCACGGTACTTGCGGGGCATAGCAAGGAGAATTCCCTGCATAACCTCTGTAGTCCAAGCGTTGTCGGTAACCGTAGCGACGTACTCATGTGCGTCGCCGTTAGTCTGTACGCGGTTTACGAATCCATCCATGATGGAAAGGAAGCTACCTGTTGCACCGTCACCATTAATGGCTAGGTCCTCGATGTCATTTGCAAATGCATTTGTCATCAAGCGAACAAGGTGGTCTTCCAAAGCAGCACCTTCAATGTTGTCTTCAAGTGCTTCAGCGCTGACCTCCCAGTCAAGACGGATCTTCTTTGTAGTAAGTTCCACCTTTGAGAAGGTTGCACCGCTGTTGGTGTAGTCACCCACACCCTGAGAAGCCGCACGAATAACGCGCTCACCTACGTTAACTTTTTCAAGCTCCATAGTGTTTGCACGCATGGTTACGCGACGACCATCTTTGGCGAGAACTGTTGCATCCCACACGTAGTCGATGAAGCGACGAGCCTGCTCTGGTGCTAGAATACCACCTGCGACGCCTGTTGGGTTTACTGCGTTTGCTCCAGATGTTGATCCGAATGCTGCAGTTGCAGTGTTACCGAGTTGTGATCCTACAGACGCTGCTGCAGAGTCTAAACCAGTTGCACCACCAACACCACCAGATACGAAACCGCCTTGAGAGTTAATCTCATTGCCTGCTCCGCCTGATCCAGGGTAATTCTTTTCTAGATTGTTATTATTTTCCGACATATTGTTCACCTCCTAGTGATTTTTACCTTAGTTAAATAGGTCGGTATTTGTGAGGAAACGACCGCCCCATAGGGATTTCTGAACCTTTACAGGCTCAAACTGCACGATCTCGCCTAGATCGCCAGACTTGCGGAAAGCGGTATCTTGCTCTACGGCATCTACTCTCTTTCCAAACTCATTAAAGTTACCCTTGATGTTATTAACATCACCTGTTACATTATCAAGAGACTTTGTTACTGCTGCTACCTGCTCATGAAGAGACTTAACAGTTGCAGTGAGATCGCCAAAGGCATTTGTAAGAGAATTCTTGATTTCTGCAATTGCCTCAACAATTGCTTCATCAGCCTTTGCTACAACAGTTTCTGTTGCAACAACTTCTCCCTCTTCTGTTTTTTCTACAGAAGAATTTGCACTACCATCATCTGATTTAGCAATTGCAAGTTCTTCAACTGCTGGTGCTTCATCAGCGACTGCAGGAGTTTCTTCAACTACTGCTGGCTGTGCCTCTGGAGCAACCTCTGCATTATCAACTACAGCATCAACTGCTGCTTCTGTTGTTTCTGACATAGGGTTTACCTCCTTTGTAATCTTAATTGTACTAATGCCTTTAGCACTATCAACTAAGAACTTTATCATGTTTGCTTTATCTGTATCATTCTTTTCAACAAAACCAATGTTTTTCATTTGTTTTTCTGTAATAGGATGGGTCACCACTTCTGAATCTGAGACTATTACCATGCCAGAATCTGAGTCATAAAAAATATTTTCTGTATCTACCTTTGAAATTAAGCCACTAATTACATTATGACCGTCTTGTTTTTCAATTGATACAATGCTTGCAAATTGATTTGCTGGTGAGTCAACTAATGAAAGTTCATAAAGGTCATATTCTTTGATAACACGAATAGACTTGTCCATCTCTTCATTAAATGCATCATCCCAGGTCTTAATGTTTCCACCAATAGAAAACCCTGTGTATGTTCCATCTAAAACTTTTTCCCAGGCATCCTGTGCACCTTTTGAAACATATGCTGAAACATATACTCCACTATAAAACTTTTTTTCGTTTGGATCGAAATAGCGATCTTCTTTAAATGAAACAATCTTGCCAACGGCTGAAGGCTGGTGCATTTCACGAAGGTTTCCACGAAAATTCTTAAAAGCATTTATGCTTGATTCTGTTGTTACGATGTCACCCTGTTTATCAATATTATCTAGGGTTGCAAAACCTGACACCATGCGGCGCTCAATATCAACTTTTCCAATAGGCATCGATAGACGAACGTTGTCGCCATTAGTCACCCAATGAGCCTTATTTATTAACATATCGTTACCATTATACCAAACATTTTCAACTTTATCTCAATTACTGAGATGATCTACCCTCCCCTTGTGCATTGCGTCCAGAGACGGTTGTTGTAGAATCAGAGTTGTTGTTTGTTCTTTCTGAATCTCTTTGACGAGTCCCTGCTAAATTTGCTCTAGCATCCGTTGCCTGGCGTGGAGACATAACAAATGGTTGATCACCATCTGGAATCTGTGGAAGACCAATTGCTTCACGAGCCTCGTTAGGCATCATAACTTGAGTTTTTACGTAGCGCTCAAGAATTTGTGACTGAGCAATTTCATCTGTAAGAGTAAACTCTTTAAATTTAAGTTCAAGAACATCTGTTTTTTCTTTAATAATTTTATTTACTACCTTGGCAAGATGGCTTTGTGCTGGACGACAAACCTGCTCTTTAAATGTGCGGTCTTGAGAAATTGCTGCTGCAACTCCTGCACCCTCAGATCCACCAATTTTAGACATAGGCATTTGATGAGCAATAAAAATATCATCACGATTTTGCTTACGATACTCTTTAAAGGATCCATCTTGAATGCCATTTTCAACAGCCTCCATTTTGAACTCAACCTTATTCTGATCTGTATCGCCAGGAAGTGGGATATATAGAGTTCTATGTGATTGAGACTTTAGACCAGTTTGTAGGAATCGGAACATCTTGTCTTCTCCATCGGCAGACAATTTGGCACCCTTTAGGGTTACAACATATCTTGGTACAGCCTTGTTTTCAAAGTAGTCAATGTTATATTGTGATGCAAGTTGATCTCCAATAAGAGATGGTAAAGCAGCAATAATATCTGGAATACCATAATAGGTATTTAATGGTGAGTATTCTTTATAATGAATGATCTCATTTGGACGAGTATCTGCTGTCATTGGGTTTTGATTTTTAGCCCCAAAATTTCTAAAGTAGACTACAGAGTTTCCGATAATCTGAACAAAGCCATCACGTAAACGTCTGACACGAACAGTAGTCGCTGGTATATGACCTATATATCCAATTTCTCCAGTAACGGTTCTTCCAATTTCAAGAAAGCCATTTCCTGTAGCCTGAACATCTGTATAAAACTTTTCCATTGTTTTTGTAAAAGAATCATCATCATTAAGGTTTTCAAGCCAATCACGTAGTTCTAGTTTCATTCTTTCAATACGACGACGAGCACGATCAACGGCTGCTTGGTCATCATTCATTTCAAACCTTAACATAGTTCTGCCTGCTACTTCAAATGAATAGCCAAGACCAACAACGTTTTCTACCTTTGCATCAATAGCAGCATGATTAGCAAAAGAGGTATCATAAAAGTTAGCCAACTCATACATATTGTATGGTGGAGTAATTACATCAAATAGACCATATCCATTACGATATACAGTTCCAGGGTTAATAGCCTTTGATGAAGCATCTACTCCTGAAGGTGTAGCATTTGCTGAGTCAAGGTATGCATCTGTTGCAACTACCATTGCTTTTGCTACATTCCGTGAAGTTTTTCTACGAAAGTTTTGATTTAGTCCACTGTAATCTTTAAGATTATCCCAAGACTTAATAAAAGGATCTTGGTCACTAAACGGGTTTTCATCTTTATGTTGGGTGTTTAATCCAACTCTTATATAGTCATCAGTCATCGCTACCATACTTATCATAAGTTTGTCGTGCTGCTACCCAAGCACCATGGTCGTTCATAGAAGGAATCAAACCGTTCTTCATTCTATCTACCTGTTCTGAATACTCTTCTTCGCTAATTCTTGTAAGCCCTGGAACAAAAACTGCTTTTCCTTCTCCATCATCACCATAATGCATTGCAACTTTTTTAAGTTCTGAGATTTTTGAGATGTCTCCACGCATTGATTCTATATTTAGGATGCTTCCTTCACCATCTGTAAACCAAGATCCATTAGATTTTTTGTACACATAGAGACCCCAGTTATAATCTTTTTCTATTACTTTGCGTCGGACATTGCCAACTTTTTTAAGAATTTCATTATCCATAACCACAAGTATACCATATTACACTGGAATCTTGACTGTGGTCTGCCAAGTGGTATCTGCATAAATTTTAAGTTTTTCAGAATCAAATATCATGCCTTCATTATCATCAATGATAATCTTATTAGTTCCAGCGTATGTCTTATAGACATCTGAAGGGTTAACTCCATATAAATCTGAGGCTGAAATAACCAAGACACCCTGCCATACGAAGTTATTAAGCCAATACTCCCACTCAAAATTAGTAAAACCATCTGTTTTAACTTGAAGCCAAGGTCTTGTGAGCGTACTTTGAACCTGTTGTAGATTATTTGCTTGATAATATGCAATATTGTTAAATATCATTGGACCAGTTAAGTTTATCCCGCCAAGATATCCATCAAAGTTTAGCGCTGTAGAGAATGCAATTCCAAGGACCCCCCACTCTTTTTTAGTAATAACTGGTTCACGAACCAAAGATCCATTCCAGAAATATGAAAGACCATTAAAGTCTAATCCTGTGTTTTGGCTGCGTGCAAAGATTCTAGCCCTAGATCCTTTTGAACTATCTGCAACCATATAAAACTTAATTGTGTCACCCCTATACTCAATTTCAAATAGTTCTGTAGGAGTTCCTGGGAAAAAGTCATCATCATATCTCATCCATAGTTGAGCAGCACTAATACGATAATCTGCAGCAGATGCTTGATTAATGGGAACTGCAATTCCACGACTAACTTGTGGATCAAATGTTCCACGGACTTCAATTCCAGTTTTTCTATTTAGATAAAGATATGGTGTGCTTCCCTTATAAATACTAAATGGGTTTTTAGACTTATAGTCATAATATAAACCAGATCTCTTATATGGGAACATGTCAAGACCAAATCGTGTTCCAATTGGGTTGAACGAGTTATCATTTAAGGCTTGAGAAGCAAACTCAAGTCTACGAAGAGCAATTGGTTTTGTTAGAATGCTTCTAATATTAAACTCAAGATGGTAGACAATTGCAAGTTCATTAAAGTCAATAGTTTTTGTTGGATAGATTATAGTGTTATCTACAACTTCAAACTTTGTTGTTGCCCATAGCGGGTAATCATCCATATCTACAATGCGTGTAGACTTTGCTGCTTCAATTCTATCAAAACTTGTTTGTGGAGCATTTGCTCCATCTTGAATATATTGAAATGTTATATAACTTCTGATTGATGCATTGTCAGTATCATACTGATAAAACTTAACAGACTTTTGCTGAACGTCTTCATAATTAGACCATCCAGTAAATAAGAAGTTGTCAAAATGATAATATGTCTTTTGTTCTGGAGACTCAAATTGATCCTTTAATTGTTGATAAGTCCAAGACTCTGCAACCTCTTCTGACTGAGAAGTAGACGATGGTCCAGGGTATCCAATATTAAATTGTAAAAAGTCAAGGTCATAGTATTGATTACCAATGTCATTTGCTACATACTGGGCAAAATATGAAAGAGGTAGGTAGTCTTGCCAGTATCCAGATACACCAATATCTAGGAAAAATTGTCCGTAGGCTTCTGTTGGAAGTAGCGTGTAACTTGCAGTATGGTCAATTAATGCTACAGAAGTTTCTTCCGTTACTCCGCTTTCTGATAAATCATCAAATAATACAAAACCTTCTTCGTCAAAGTAATCTTCTATTTCAACCGTATTAGATGCAGTAGATAATCCAACAGAGTAAATTTTGCCAGTAAAGGTATTTTCTGCCTCTTCATCTCCTGCTACATATAGTTTTAATCCGCTTTGATTCCCAAAAAAAGATGAAACGTTTTCTCCAAATGTACTTGCTATTGTTTGAAGGTTTATTCCTACCGAAAACAACTGGTCTGATTCAAGACTTGGTGTTGTGTAAAGTAACTCTTCTACTCCGTTATACTTTAAAACATATTTAATTAAATCCTCTTCTTGTCTAACAATAAAAAAATCACTATTTAGAGAGTTATATATTTTAAAAAGTGTTTGTGGCTGCACTGTGCCAGATTCTGGTCCAATATCGGTTGTACTAAAAACTGCATAGACAGACCTAATTTGATCATTTAAAACATTAAATTGTGGAAAGTTAAAGTAACACTGTTTTGAATTCCAGGTGTTATCTGGTCTAAAGGTTATAAACTTATTTGGAACTATTGTGCCAGAAGCAACTTCTTGAATCTCTTGATTATCGGTATACAGTTGAGATAGTGTTTTTGATTCTAAAAAGATTTCTGGTAATTGATATTCTGGAGTTGTTAAGGCTGTATTTGTTGTTGTAAGGTTGTCAAAACTACCTTGCTGCCATTGAGCAAAATCTGGATAGTTGTAGTTAGATGTATAGTCTGCAAATGGATAATCAATAAATGCTGATGTTCCACCATATGCTGAGTTAATTCCTTCAGGAGAAAGAACTCCCTGTCCATATACCCATCTACGTTTTGCAACAGTTACTGGAACCTGATATGGATAAATAGCAACACAGTCTATCTCTATTGGGGTTACATCTAGATAAGAATAAAATCCAAGCCAGTCTTGGGAGTCTCCAAGGTATGTAGGTTCTGGTAAAACTAATGATTCAGTATCAATAGCAAAAGATAGAACTTCTTCTCCATTAAGTAAAAGGCTGACAGAGTTTTTAATTAAACGTATATGAATAAGCATTGGTCTAAACCATTCTCCAACAAAGTGAGAACTAAATTTATCTCCAATAACTAAAGTTAAAAAACCACCTTCAACATACAAACCATCTGTTCCAGTTATTGGACCAAAGATTCTTTTAGGAGTAGAAGAATCAGAGTTTATCCTTGCCCAAAACTCTACTGTGTATTCTTTATATCTTCCTAATTCGTTTAAAAATCCCTTACCTGGCAAAATAAGTGACGGATCTCCACCAATGTTTGGTGTTAGAATTGTTACTCCATTTGCTCCAAATACAAGGGGAATACTAGAATTTTTTGCTACAAGAGAATTATCATTAACAAGATAGTATCCTTCATCAAATGATATTCCATACCCTGCGCTTGGAACGACTTGACTAGTTGTAGAAAGTGCAATATCTGATGGAAAAACCTCTGGCTCAATTCCAAGAGACGTGGTATTAAACTCTTCTGACCATTGACCAAGAGTTAACCCATTAACATAAAAAATATAGTCTGCAGATGTTGCACCACCACTAGTTGTGCTTATCTTAAACACAAGTCTTAGTTCAGTATTCTCATCTGGAATCTCAAATGTTTCTGAAACAAAAGCCCAGTTTTGGAATATAGTAGTTGGAAATGTTTTTAATTTTTGTACAACTAAGGATGATGTTGTATCTGTATATTCATACCCAATAGATACTGATGACAGGTATGGGCTGTTAGAATAGAAATACCCTCCTACAGAAAAAGTTCCAAGATCTGAATTTAAATTAGTAAAGTTTACAAGTTCAGGGCTAATGCAGATAATATCATTAGTAGCACCCGCAGGCACACTTCCAGTTATATTTGTTGTAATGCTGTCTGGAAATGGTTCATTGTCTATTGTTGCCTCTGTAGCAGTACCGCCAGTAACTGTCCACTCATTTTCAATATCTCTGTTTATTTCAGATATCAAACTGATATAGTCAGCCTTATCGTCTAACGCCCAAAGAACTAGTGGGTGTTCTGAATAAATTTTTTCTGCATATAGGTTTGAGGGTGTAGACATAGTAAGTCTATTATAGCAGGATGAGGATTAATATAATTTAATCTCACAAGCATCTGTAGAGCAATATGCTTCTCCCTCAGCCTCAAGATTTTCTACTCCATCATAGATAGCAGACCAGTCAATCTTACCAATTGTGCCCACATAGGCATTGTATTCTTCACGAGTAATCTCAGTATAAGGTTGTTGTGGATAAGTCTTATTTCCCATTGGAAGGAATGAAACTGCCTTTAGTTGACCTTCATACATGTTAAGTGCTGGAGCAACAAACTTAGTTTCCTCTTCCTTATCAAATGAAAGGGTAACAGAAACACCATTATCTGACCAGTACTTTTGAGCAGTTGCTGCCAAACCAATTTTCTCAAATAGGCTAACTTCTTTTTCAGAACGCTTATGTCCTGATGCTACTGGGAAATATACTACTTGGGTATTTGCTGACACAAGGTCTGGTTCAATTTTATACCCCGCTGCTTTAAACAAATGCATCATTGGATCAGTATTTCCAAAACGAATAGCACGAAGATAGAATTCTCCACCAGGTCCCCAGTGAACTCCAGGTGTAGCACCAGAAAGAAGTGATACAGATCCTGAAGGTTTAACAGTTGTTACACGAACTGATTCACGAACACAAAGCCATTCTGAGTACTGGTGATCATAATGACGAATCTTGTTATACCCTTCATCCATCCATTCACGGACAGTTGGAAGACCATGCTCATCAGCAAATGCAGCAATGCCTGTAAGAGATGTTCCAATACGACGATTGCGTTGCATAATGCCATTTGTCTGTTGCCAATGTGTTGGCATAAGAGTTACAGTCTTACCATATAAGTATGCAAACTTTAATGTCTTAAGGAAGTCTTCCTTAGATTCATGACGATTTAAGTGCACTTCTACAAGTGTACAAAGTTCGTATGACTCTAATGGCTGCTCCGCACAAGGGTTGAATCCCATAATTCTAGAATCTTTATAGTCTGGTGCATCAGCAAGACGACCATAATCTCTTGCAACATCTAGCCAAATAAATCCTGGCTCTCCATTATCAGCAATTAAATCAACATAGTCTTCATACTTAGTTCCAACGGTTGCTGAAATAGAGTTATTACTCATCCAAGCCCAACCTGGTTTTTCTGAATCGTACGAGTTTCTTTCTGGGAAAACCTCACCATTCTTTAAATTAATAAAATCTTCATCCCCAGGAGAACCCAGTGCTAAAGTAGCAGAACGACGAACATTTCCAGAAACAACACACGTTCCAATAAGATTTACAAGATCAACAATAGCACGGCTATCTAGAAACTCTCCTGCTCTAGAGCCAATAACATTGCGAATGCGTGTATGGAGGTCCATAAGTGGTGCTGGACCGCTTGCAACGCCTCCAAAGCCTTTAATAGGGGCACCTAGAGGACGGATAAGGCTGTAGTCAAACTCTTGAATAGGCTGATTTTGTCTCAAGAATGAGTTTATAAGCATTCTTAAAGATTCAACCCAGCCTTCACGAGTATCTGGAATTTCATATGTAGATACTGGTTCTGTTGGTGCGTAGATAGGCATTTGTTTTTCTTGTCCAAGGGTATCAAACCCTACACCTATACCCAACATTAAAGCATCCATTACCCAAGCAAAAAGAGCACCTGGATCATTACGATCAATATCACGAGTTGAGACCATTGCACAATTTTGAAGGGATGCAGAGTTACGTCTCTCCATAGTCATAGGGGTTCCGAATGCCCATAGACCACGACCTGGTGGAGTCCACTTTAATTCAAACATTCTTTGATATGCTTCTTGAGCAGACTTTTGTGCCTTATTATCATTCCATGGTAGACGGTTATCTTTGGCATGATTCTTTTGAACTGAATACATACCCTCGATTACACGACGACAAACCTCATGCCAGCGTTCTTTAGTTCCGTCTTCTTTCATACGAGAGTATGTACGAATAAACGTAATCTCTCCTAATGAGTTTGATCCAGCGTCTGAAAATCCAAATGGGGCTGGAATCCCCGCATATTTTGTTATAAACTCATCTGATAAACGAAATGAAAAAACCTCTGACATTAAAATTCCAACTCTCTAGTAATAAAAACAATTAGCACTTTACAAATCGTAAAGTACTATAAGTATATCATAAATTTTTATAAGTTAATTACGCACAAAACATACACTAAATATTTACTTGAGGGTTAAGTACTTTATGTTTTACAAAGTAGTTTAACTAATTACAAGACCAGACTTACCATTTTTAACTTCTCCCCATGTAAGGGCTGGTAAGGCTGCTGAGATTGCAGTATTATTAATCTTGTATGACTTTCCTGTAAGTAAATTCATGTGCTCTGAAGATGTCCAAGCATCTGTTGCATCTACCCAGTTAAATGTTTTATTTGTTGCACCTAGTAGTGTTATTCCACCACCATCTGCTGTTGTATCTGTAGGTGTATCTACATCTCCAAGAACAATGTTCTTATCATCTACTGAAAGTGTAGTTGAGTTAATTGTTGTGGTTGTTCCATTTACCGTTAAATTTCCAGTAACTGTAAGACTTGATAAGTCTCCTACAGAAGTAATGCTAGATAGATTTCCAGTAGTAATAACTGTTCCTGTAACATCTGGAAAGGTGATTGTTCTATTGTCAGTTGGATCTACTAATGTGAGAGTAGTTTGAAATTCATCTACAGTACCCTCAAAGACAATTCCTGCTGGAGCAAGAATATTTTTAGATCCATCAAGTTCTGCCACACCATCAATTGCACTTTTTTCGCTATCTGGAATATATGAATCAAGGCTTGTGCCTAAAGTTGCATCACTAACAAGGTAGTCTAACTCAGACCAAAGACTTTCTCCATCGCCAATTTTTATTTGACCTAGAGTGTTATTGTAGCCAATTTCACCTTCATTAAGGATTGGATCTGAAGTATTCCATTCAGAAGAAGACCCCCTACGAACTTGAATTCTAACTGACATCAACAAACCTCCATAATATTAATTATTATACCAGAATATCTCATGCTGCACTTCCACCATCAATAGTCATTGCAAATTCTGTTGTACTTGGTGATCCACCATCTAGAGAACTACCAAGCCAAGGACCAACTGGACCATTTCCTTGATACTCATAAATATCTTTTACAAATCCGCTTTCATCAATTCCTGTGTAGTGTGTATGGTCTGGAATTGTAGCGGTATCATCATAATTAGCCATAGCATACCAAGAACTAGAATAATAGTAATAAACTCTATTACTATTTGTATCTAAATGCATTTGACCATTTGATGGTTCTACTGGAAAAGAGTTTCCAACTGTAAGAGAACTTCCAGTAAATGCTGTAGTTTGTACAGAAGAGTCAGGAAAGGTAACTCCAGTAGCAACCCTGATTCCTTGTTTTACAACAAAGTCTCTATTGTTAGTTGCCACTGAAGTTCACTGTCCCTTCAGGTCACATTACGCTTCGATAAGCGTTTTGTGAACCTTTACTGTTGTGCCATTTGATGCTGTAACCTTAAGGCGAACATCTCCGCCTGAGTAATCTGCATCAGTTGTACCAATTTGTGTATTGCTTTGAACATCAGCATATTCTGTAATATAAACATTGTTTGTGCCATTTACAGTTACTAGAACTTCTAGAACTTCAATGTCATCTCCATTTACCATCTGTACAATATACTTTGCTGATCGGTATGTAGTTGCTGACCAAGAGTCTACAACTGTTTCATTAGAATCTGTAAGTGCTTGTGTAGCAGTTCCAATAAGAGCATCTGCAAGAGTAATAGATCCTGTTAGCGAAAGGCTTGAACCTGTTGCTGCTCCAATGTTTGGAGTAGTAAGAGTTGGTGTATTAGCAAATACTAATGCGCCTGTTCCTGTTTCGTCAGTTACTGCTGCTGCAAGGTTTGCAGAAGAAGGTGTTCCAAGGAAGTCAGCAATGCCTGCTCCGAAAGATGTAATTCCTGTACCACCACTTGATACTGCAATTGTTGTTCCAGTCCATGTACCTGATGTAATTGTACCTACTGTAGTGATGCTATCATCACCAGTATATGTACCACCAGCAACTGCGGCTAATGTTGAATTATATGCTTGAACATCTGATCCAATTGCTACACCAAGTGCTGTGCGAGCATCTCCTGCTGATGTTGAACCAGTTCCACCATTTGCGATTGCAATTGTTGAACCGTTCCATGTACCAGATGAGATTGTTCCTACAGATGTAAGTGAAGAACCTGTAACTCCAGAACCAAGTGTTGAACCAGATAACACGGAAGTTCCTGCAATCTTTAGTTCTTTTCCTGTTACTAGATTAAAGTGCTCAGAAGAAGTCCATGCATCAGTTGCATCTACCCAGTTGAGAGTCTTGTCTGTATCACCCTTAAGTGTAAGACCACCACCGTCAGCACCTGCATCTGTTGGAGATGCTACTGAACCAAGTGTAAGGTTCTTATCATCAATTGTAATTTCTGTTGAGTTAATTGTGGTTGTTGTTCCATTAACTGTTAGGTCCCCTGAAAGAACCAAAGATGTTCCAGTTGCAGCACCAATGTTTGGTGTTACAAGTGTTGGGGTATCAGCAAATACAAGTGCTCCAGTGCCAGTCTCATCAGTTACTGCTGAAATAAGATTTGCAGAAGATGGTGTCGCAAGGAATGTTGCTACATTTGCACCAAGACCAGATACACCAGTTGTTATTGGAAGTCCAGTTGCATTTGTTAAAGTTCCTGCTGATGGAGTTCCAAGATCAGGAGTTGTTAATGTTGGTGATGTAAGTGTCTTGTTTGTAAGGGTCTGTGTATTTGTTGTTCCAACTACTGCACCAGTTGCACCGTGTGCTTCTGTTGCACTTGTGTGAGTTGTAAGATCTGAAGAAGTAGCCTTAGCATCTAACTGAGTTTGAATTGCTGAAGTAACGCCATCTACATAGTTAAGTTCTGTTGTTGAAAGAGTCGCTCCATCAAGAATGTTGAGTTCTGTAGCAGTTGCAGACATAACAACATCTTCATTAATCTTTGGTGATGTTAAAGTTTTGTTTGTAAGTGTTTGTGTATTTGTTGTTCCAACTACTGCACCAGTTGCACCGTGTGCTTCTGTAAGGTTTGCATGTGTTGTAACGTCTGAAGTAAGTGCTACTGTGCCAGTTGCATCTGGGAATGTTATTGTGCGGTCTTCCGTTGGGTCTGTTACTGTAAGAGTTGTTTCAAATGAATCGGCTGTTGCACCTTCAAATACAATTGAAGTTTCAAATGATCCAACTGCTGGGGCTGCTGCCCACTTAACGCCATTTGTTTCGTTTGTATCTGCTGTAAGAACATATCCATTTGTTCCTAGTGCAAGTCTGGTACCAGTGTTAGATCCTGTACCAACTAACAAGTCACCTTTTGCATCAAAGATTTCTTTTGTAATTACATCATGTGTATTGACGGTAGCCGTAGCACCTTCAACCACTAAGCCATTTTTAATTCTAAAGGCTTTGTCTACTGTTGCCATTTATTGCTCCTTTGGGTCAAGCCTTCAAACCAGTTCGATAATATCGAATGGTCATAGGCGATAGTACTGGTGATACCGTCATACTGATTATACCAGAATTTAAATTAGCAGTGATATTTCCAATAGCGTTTGTTGTATTCGATACCGTGCCAAACTCTGTTATATTTTGATTTGTTCCGTCAAAAACTATGTTAATCTCTGTGCTTTTATATACACTTGTGGATGGGTGTGAAACCTGAATAAGATACTTTATAGTTCTCCACACAGTTGTGTCAATTGTGTCAAATACCGTGGCTGTTTCTATGCCAGTTATGGTTGATGAGTTATTTCCGTCTGCACCCAACGCTTCTGAACGGTATGAAGTGCTATCAATTAAATCCGTAAAGTCTTGTCCAGTAGGTCTGTCTCCAGACTCAAACTTGGTTTTTAGGGTATTAATTGGTACGATAGCCATATAAGTGATTATATCATAAAATATAAAAGGTGCTACCGATGACTGCTATACCAATGCCTGGTGTAGTGTTGGTAGAAAAACCAGGATATCCTAAATCTTTAAACCTAACTCTAAACGGATACACTCCTTGAACCTCTGCAAGAGTAGTACCTATTCTTGTTATGTTTACATTTGTATATTCAGTTGGTTTTACTGATACCTTCGTAATTTCAAGGGTAGTAATTTTTTCAACTGGCATGATTAACTCTCAGCAGAAGTTACATCTTCAATTACTGTTACTGTACCCTTACAGATTGTCCATGTGCGGGTATTGTCAGATAATTGAATATCAAAAATATCTCCTGTTTCAAGATCTTCTGATTCTCCAGCAGAAAGCGAAACTGTAAACTCTCCGTCATCATCATCTAAAGTTACTTCTGGAGAAAGTGAAACAATTAATGTGCTTGGCGGTCTAACAATATCCATTGAGATAGTCCAGTCATCGATAGTTAATGGTTGACGATTTTCATCTGTAACATAAACTCTAAATGCTGCTGTGTCTCCACGAACTAGTGTCCAAAGAACATTTGGTGGGGCTGATCCAATTGAAAAAGAATCTGTGCCTTGTCCTCTATATGTTGCCATTATGCCAAACCTGCTTTCATTGATCCCCAAGTTCCATTGCCCTTAACACTACCAACTGTTATAACTCCAAGTGATGCATTAGCCTTTAAGACTACCCCTACAGCCCCTGAGCCAGTTGCTGGCTGTGTATTTGTTAGTCCTCCACTACTTCCTACATACAGTATGTTTCCAGCCGTATATGAGGAGGTATCGAGTGGAATATCTGCAGTCCCTGCAAAAATACCAGAAACAATAATAACGCCATCGCTACCATTAGAAATATTTGTTTGTGCTAATCCAATTACTGGAAAGGTTGAAAGGTTTGTTGCTACCGATTTTGCAACGGTAGTTTTAGTTGAATATCCTGTTGCATATACTGGATCACCTTTATTAATTGTTACCCCGCTAGAATTTTTAACCTCATATGTAACATAAGGTAATCCTAAACCAGGAAGTATAAGTTCAATCTGCTCTGCTAGTGATTGGATATCGCCATGCACGTTAACGACGTCAGACAATAATGGAAAGGGTAGATCGAATAAGGGAGTTGCACCAGTAGCCATAGTATTTATTATTATACCACTTCCTAGCGTATGATTATAAGAAATTAAATAAATATCACCAAAACTTGCC